TGAGTTTAATGATTTTACAGATTTTTTAGATGAAAATTTAACAGACTTTAACACTTTAGAAGACATCAAAATAGCATTAACAGAAGAAGAATTTAACAACCTAGATACTGTTAACAATCCCTCTATTATCGAAAATAAACAATGTAACATCTGTTTAGACGAATTTACTTCTACTGATTTAGACACAAAACACATAATTCAATTAAAATGCAATCATATTTATCATAAAAATTGCATAAAAGAATGGTTAACTAAACAAAGCACAAAATGCCCGTCATGTCGTTTTTGTTGCAAAACAGATACTGAACACGTTAACGAACAAAATATAGAACACGTTTACGAACACGTTTACCCTTAACGTAGACCGCGTTAGCGGGCAAGGTACCCTTAACGTAGACCGCGTTAGCGGGCAAGGTACCGTACAAATTCAGAATAAATTTTCTTTAGTATTAATAATAGAATGTCTGAGCGTTTTATACTTAATAGTGAAACATTGCATGACTTGATTTCAAACGACATGTTAAAATTATTAGAACAACCACAAAGAGGTTCTGGAACAAATTATTTTTTTATACCGAATATAGCTCTTAGATTGTATAATCCTAAGATTACATGGATTGACCCTTATAAAAAACACATGTCATTTTCATTTAATAAATTTGATAATATTCATTTATATACATTATTAAAACATATCAATACATCTTTATCTACATTTTATAAAAAAACAGCATATAATCCAACACATTATATTCATTCATTTATGTATGAAAAGGGCAATTATTTTTATATTAAATGTTACTTACCAAATACAAATGGAAAATATCAAATCAATAGTTTTTTTGATTCTGTTGAAGAATCATTCGTCATTCCTAAACTAAATTATACATTCGATAGTGTTATTATAGATATTAAGAATATTTGGAAAAAGGATAATCAAGCGGGATTTAATTTAGAATTAAAAGAGACTTACATAAAAACCACATAAAAATTGAAATTTAATAAATATTTAATTAAATTAGCTGTTTTAATTGAATATAAGTATGTATAATTATAAGTTTGAGGAATCGATTGAGTTGTTGACTAAAATTGCGCGTGAATCAATAGTTTATTATAAACATGCAGCTGCACTAATTTCTAAAGATACCATATATTCATTGGGACACAATAAATTTATAAAAGGAATGAAAGTTAATAATCAAATTTATCATAAAACAATTCATGCAGAAATTACAGTTTTTGAAAAAATCCCTAAAAAAAAAATTCGTGGAATGGATATTCTTGTTATTCGCGTAAATAAAAGCTTGGAACTAAAAAATTCTAGACCTTGTAATCAATGTATCGAAAAACTCTCTAAACTAGGAATTAGAAAAGTATATTACTCAAACGAAAATGGCGATATTGTTTGGGAATTCGTAGAACAAATGGAAAAAAATTATGTCAGTGCAGGTACACGACACCTATTTTGTCTTCAAAACCATTAAAGTTTACGCTTAAAAATAAAAGAAGATGATGATTTTACATATCCCGATGTCAGATTCGACTCATCTGACATCTGGACACTCTCATTTCGTTTCTTACGACTAGAACGCACCTTACCTTTACCCACCTGTTTCTCTACAGATTCTTCTGATGGTGTTTCACTTTCTGTTTCTGTTTCACTAATTTCTTCTGATGGTGTTTCACTTTCTGTTTCGCTAATTTCTTCTGATGGTGTTTCACTTTCTGTTTCTTGTGATGGTGTTTCACTTTCTGTTTCTTGTGATGGTGTTTCACTTTCTGTTTCTTGTGATGGTGTTTCACTTTCTGTTTCTTGTGATGGTGTTTCACTTTCACTTTCAGCCTCCTCTTCACTTTCTGTTTCTTGTGATGGTGTTTCGCTAGTTTCTTCTGATGGTGTTTCGCTAGTTTCTTCTGATGACGTTTCGCTAATGTCTTCTGATGGTGTTTCACTAATTTCTTCTGATGGTGTTTCGCTAATTTCTTCTGATGGTGTTTCGCTAGTTTCTTCTGATGACGTTTCGCTAATGTCTTCTGATGGTGTTTCACTAATTTCTTCTGATGGTGTTTCGCTAGTTTCTTCTGATGACGTTTCGCTAATGTCTTCTGATGGTGTTTCACTAATTTCTTCTGATGGTGTTTCACTAATTTCTTCTGATGGTGTCTTTTCTTTCTGTGGAACGACAAATTCTGCTGAATCAACTGATCCTTCTGATACTTGTGACTTTAAAAATGCGCTAATTTCATCTAATTTAGGTTGTATAGTATCTACCTTAATTTTGGGAACTTCTGGAAACTTTAAAAATCCTAATGTATCTAATAAACTTGGACAAGCCTCTGCATTCGACATATTTAATAATATATATTAAAAAAAAATTTTAAAAATAAATTGATATAGATTTAAATAAATAGATAATTTAAGAATTAATGATGAATCAAACTATTGAACTAACACATGAGACAAATAGCATTTCTATTAAAAAGAAAAAAGGTCGACCTAGAAAAATCCCTATTATTGAATGTAATAATGATATTGTAACTAATCAGGAGACTCAACCTGAGAAAAAGAAGAGGGGTAGAAAGAAGAAAGAAAAATTAGAAGAAGAAGTTAAACAAAAGAAGAAAAGAGGAAGAAAGGCCGCATTAAAATTCTTTAGCTCTACTATTAGGAAGAAGATACCATTAACAGCTGTTATCTATGATAATGACAAGTCTATATTGCATTTAGATATTAAAGAAGATGAAGACGTCAATAAAAAAAATATTAATTATGATGCATTAAAAGACCAATATAATGAAGAACAAACAATTCTTGGAACTAATATTTCCATAATAGATGACGCAAAAATATCTACTAATGTATACGATGACTATGATAATGATGACATTCTTTGCGAATATATTGATAACGATGAAATGATTGATATCAGTGAATTATATGAAAAACGTCTAGAATCTAGACTAAAACAAGACAATCAACTTATCAAAAATCTTGAAAATTTACATAACAATGATACATTATTGACTAAATTATTACATAATGTTAATGAAAAAGTAAATAATTTTCATGACACACCACATAAAACTATATCTAGTCAAAAAAAAGATATTATAGATAATCGTAAAAAAGGTATCTTTATGCTTTTATCTGAATACATTGATACATCTACATGGATTGACAAAACAGATGTTTGCTGTTGGTGGTGTTGTCATACATTTGAAACAATACCTATCGGTTTACCAGTCGATTATAATGTTAAATTAAAGAAATTCCGAGTTCGTGGCATCTTTTGTAGTTTTGCATGTATGTTAGCATACAATCCAACAGTTGACAACAAAATAAATGCAATGATTACACATCTATATAGACAGCTAACTGGAGCCTATGCAATTGATAAAAAGAATAAATATATTGATATGTTGCAAAAGGACTCTCATATACAACAACTCTTTACAGATGTATCAGAATATAAAGACGAATATATTACATCATTAACCTCTTTTATAGAAGAACCACTAGAAAAAGCTCCATCAAGATATACATTGAAAATGTTTGGAGGTGATTTAACAATTGAAGAATTTCGAAATGCAACTAAGGAAAGAAAAATATATAAAATGGTAGAATACCCTATGTATATTTCTAGAGATTATGTAGAAGAAGTTGACCTACAAAATCTTAAAAATATTAACAAAAACTTGTTTAATAAACAACACACCACATTTACAAATTCATTAGACGATAAACAATTAGAAGAAGTTAAAAACCGAGTCAAGTCATCCGTTATCGTAACAAATAATAGCATTGATAAGTTTATTACATTCTAATGTCAATCTTATCTTTTACCTTCATATTTAATTAAAAAAAATTGAAATATGAATGAAAATATTATTTTTATCCTACTTACTCTAAATTAACTCATTGTCTGTTAAACATGGAAATTAACTCAAACAAGCTTGTCACTTTTATTTCGATTCATCATATTGAAACTCTTATTAAAGAAGCCGATTCGTTTGATAAAATCAAGGAAATCGCAATTTCTTCTGGAATTCAAGTTCGCGAATCTAATGATGAACATCTTAAAGATTTGTATTTGCTAGTGTCAACAAAAGAAAATTCATCTTCTGTCCTTTCTCCTCTGCAAATGGAATGCAATGGTCTCATTCTAGAAAAAAACACAAACAAAGTTGTCTGTATGTCTCAAAACAAATTTTATCACCTGAATAATGATGAGTCTCATGTCAGTCAGATTGAAGAACTAAAAACACAACATCCACGTATCCGTATGGAATATTGCGAAGATGGTACTATCATTCGTCTTTATAATTACAATAATACATGGTACACGGCAACAACAAAATGTATCGACGCTAAGAATAGTTACTGGAGCTCTGAAAAAACCTTTGACAACATGTTTTGGGAAATTTTTAATATGTCAAATTATCAACTCGAAGAATTAGATAAGACACACACCTACCTTTTCATCCTAATTCATAAAGAAAATCGTATCGTTGTAAATCATAAATATAACAATTTAATTTATATTGGACGTATTCACAACGAAACCAAAGAAGAAGATTTCACTAATTACTTTTATAATGAAGAACCAAAACGTTGCATTCGTAGAACAAAACATATCCCTATCTCGTCTTCTACTATTCAATATCCACTGGACGAATACTATCTTCCAGATAAACGTGGTATTATTTTAAAGTTTCTCGACACAACAACGCAATCTTGGCAATTGTATCAATACGACTTTAATCATTATACTCAAATTAAAGAAGTACGAGGTAATGTACCTCTTATCAGACTGAGATATTTAGAACTACTTGAAGAACCTGACAAACTTGAAATCCTTGAAACAAATTATCCAGAATATAAAATGACATTCACAATGATTAAACACTCTATGAACAAACTCTATAAAGACGTACATAACTTATACTATCAAAGCCACATTAAACATTCTATTACTGTCGAAGAATCACATAAACTATACAAAACACTTAAGCAACTTCATGGTCAATATAAAAAACAAGGAACTATCATCACACTCGAAGAAGTCATCAAAAAAATTAATTCTTTAAATAAAAATATTATCAAGTCTCTTATCGGTTGGAATTAACTAAAACTATATACTATAAATTATTAATATAAGTCCTTTATGGACTTTTTTTTATTTATATAAAAATTTTATTCCATATATTTCTAATAAATTCTCGTGTGGGATAAATTATCACTTCACCTTCTGTATATTTGTATTTATCAGTAACTATTTTGGATAATAATAGTTTAACTAATTGATATTTATATTTATCGATATCTGTATTTTTTATATTTTCAAATTCAGCTGGTATAAATATATTTAATGGACCATTTTGAAGGTCAAGTATAAATAATTCGATTTTATCCTTTGTAGATGATAAAAAGATATCTTTTGATGACATATTTTTCATTATACTATAAAACATGGATAATTGACCAATTAAGATATCTTTTGAAGATACTACACTAACTTTTTCGTTTTCTTCATCTTCTTTTCCTGTTGAAATTATATTATATTTCTTATATTGTTCATTAATATCATTGATTGTCTCCTTACTTAATAGTTTACCGGTATATGGATTTTTTAATTTTTGTTTTTCTGAGAATGATTTTAATAATTTAAACAATGCACGTATATCTTCACAATAAGTGACGCCATTTTCTTCAAAGGCATAAAAATGTTCTGGGCTCATCTCTTTTACATCTTCTCCATCTAAATTATCTGAATTAATACATTTTTCTTCAATATCATTCTTCCTTTTTATCATATTCTGCTCTTCCTCTTCTAGTTTATCACATACCTTTTCTGGTTGTGTTTCTTTAATATTATAAACGGCTTTCATATCGTTTATTATAGTCTCGTCTTTTATTTTACATGCATCTTGCCATTTTAATCTATTTTCTGATGTAAATATGGATAATAATTTATTGTATTTTGAATCCATGTATATTCCATTTTCCATTATATATTCACTTAATAATCTTAAAATATTAGCATTATTTATCTTAATGGCTATATCAAGTGCATTCTCTCCATTCTTTGTTTTTAGTTGAACGTCTGCATTATTTTCAAGTAAAATACGCACATTTTTAATATTTTCGTCCATAATAGCCCACATCAATGCAGTTTCTCCTTCGTTTGATTGATGATTTATCTCTGCTTTTTGTTCTATTAAATATGTTATATCCATAGACGATTTACATGCATGCATAAAAAATGTTTCATTTAAATTATTCTTGTAATTAATATCTCCTCCATTTTCTATTAAATATTTTACTATATCTGGAGATTGTGTAAATAAAATAAGTGCAGTCTCTCCTTCAATATTTTCAATATTTATAAATTCTTTCACAGAACCTTTTACATTTTCAATTAAACATTTTACAATTTCAATATTCGTGTATGGATTTTTAGCACTTGTAATTAAAGATGTTTCGCGAGTTAATGGATGAATCGCACCCACATCTGCGCCTAAACTAATAAGAAATTTAATTTTATTTACATCAGTAGAATAAATATAAATTAATTCTGTAAAAATATAAGGCTCATTTTGAATAATTGATGTAAACATATCTTTACCTAAAAATGTTGTTAGCCATTTTAAAATTTCCATATCCTGGTCATTTAATGTATTTAAAAAATTCTCTACAAACATTGTCATGATATTATAAAATAAATCTTCGTCTTCATATAATCTCTGAAAAGCGTCGTTTCTCATCAAGAATTTAACCAATTTTAAATCATGTTTTACCAACGCCAATTCCAACCCCATCTTTAATTCATAAATATTTAAATAAGGTAACATTGTTTGAATAATTCTATTATGATTCTTTTCAATTGCATATGTAAATGCAGTTTCTCCATTCTCGTCTGTATAGGATATATCAGCATCATATTTTAATAACAATTCTACTATTTTGAACAAATTATGATATGCAGCTATATGTAGACCACTATATTGCGAAGTTATCGCATTTGGATCGGCACCATTTTGTAATAAATATTCTAATATGTCGGGTTGATTTTTTTGAATAGCATATATAATCGGAAATTTACCTGTATAATTTTCCATATTTACAGAACATCCATACTTGACAAGCAATTTAACCATCTCTAAATATCTTGATTTAATTGCAAAATGTAATAACGTATCACCTGATACAGGGTCCCGTAAATCAGGATTTAATTTATAATCTAATAATAATTCTAACATTTTTATACCATTTAGCATACTAGCAATATCAGTTATAGTTTCATATGTATTTATAAGAACATTTTCCGCATTTGGATCTGCACCTTTATCTAACAAATTTTTTATCACTTCAATATTAGGCTTGTCCGATTGAAGATGACCCATTAAACGAATATTTAATTGCTGTTGCTCCAACTTTTTTTTATGACGTGATACTATAGACATAACAGACTCATCATCACCTCCTCCACATTTTATTGATGAATATTTCTTTATCATTTCTAAATTATATAAATATAAAAATAAATTAAATTAAAGTAACTATTTTTATTAGAAAATGCAAATTAAAATATTTTTTATATTGTAGTATTATAATTATGGAAACTATAGCATTAATAGGATTAATAACAGCCGCTGGAATGTATTTCACAGACAAAACTCCCCGCAATCAAGAACACATCCGAAATTTAAATGAAAAAGACCCCCAAATCACTAAAATGTCTGAAATAGAAAAACCCAATTCACTCAATATTTATCACTCTGATAAAGTAAACACAGCCAATGATGAAATACTCGCACGCTCCCTAAAAAATTACAAAGACGCAGAAACACCAGCACTCACTGGTATGCTACCACCTATCTATAATGCTTATAGCACATTTGGACATGAAACTATCCTACAAACTAACATCAAAGAACCATCATCCATCCAAAAAGCTCTCATTGATGATAATACTAAACGCAATAATGTGTTTAATGTACAAAAAAGACAACTTCAAGAGCGACCTATGTTCAAGGTTGATACTATAGGTACATTAAGTGATACACAGGAATTATCCAATTTTGGGGCGGGACAATTTATAAATGAAGAGGTTAGTTTATTAACTGGTAAACCTATTGAAAGAGAACATTCTAATATGATACCATTTTTTGGTAGTAATATTAAACAAAATACAGAAACATTCACAAATGTATCAAAATTAGACCAACTTACTGGAAATACATCAACTTATATTCATAAACAAGAAATCTCTCCTCAATTTGAACCATTTAAACAAGATATTACAGGTACACCTGCATTAACAGATAACATTGATATAACACGATTCATACCTTCTGCATATCGACAAAATGAAAAACCATTCTATGAAGATAAAGTTGCAGCACCTATTGCAGGAACAGTTGATAATCCTGTTGACCAAAATTTTAATCGCACTATTGACCAATTACGTGTAGCAAACAAACCACAAATCACTTATGAAGCCAGAACAAACTCTGGTCAAATGGGTTCTGTTCGTTCTACAGCTACACCTGTTATGAAACATCGTCCGGATACACATTACGAATTAGGAGAAAAAAGATTCTTTACTAGTACTGGTGCTGTAATTGCAGACCATTCACCTTATAATTTCGAAAACCTTACACCTACCTCACGTACCACTCAAAATATTGAATATTATGGAAGCAAAATCGCTAAAGATGCATTAGCTTCTGGACCTCGACTTAAAAATATTGATAATACAGCTGAATTAGATTTCTCATCTCTTGTTCAAACACCTAAACGCTCTCAATTACCATCTGATACAGAACGAAATCTTGGCACTCACGTCCCCAGTGTACATGATTATGGTAAATCAAGTTATAATTTACCAGACCTCGAAAGAGATACTACTAAACAATCATACACATTAAACTTGCATCAAAATACATCCGGTCAACGTGTCGCTTTACAAGATGAAGCACGCTCTACTATTAAAGAAACACTCGTTGGCAAAATTGATAATACTGGAAATATCACATCCATCGTTAACAAAGATACTAATACAGGTATAACTGATTATTCATTTAAAACAACAAACAAAGAAACTGTCATCATCAATAATTATAAAGGACAAGCAAACAAAAAAGACCAAGTCGGTTATAATATAGCCAAATATAACGCTAAAATTACAAATAAAGAAATTTCATCCTTAAACTCCAAAAATTATACAGGCTCCGGTAAAGCACACACACCCACCGTTGAAAATAGAACACAATACCATAATGCAGAAATAACCGAAAAGAAGGAAACATTACTAAAAAATACCCGCCCTAACGGCAGAAAATCCACCTTAGGCTCTATCTCAGGAGGTGTTAATGTTCTTGGCGACGTCAAAACTACACCAAATATGTTACTTAAAGAACAAGAAAAAGAACGCACTGAAAATATCCAATTCCAAAATATCACACCCTCCAAACAAATTATTGGCAAACAAGAAACACCCTTTAACAAACATAGCGAACTAGAAAACACTCGCATTAACAGTACTATCGTACAAACTCAATTAAAACAAAACCCATTCTATAATTTACACTCTGTATAATATATAGCTAACTAAAACATATTTAAAATTAATATTTATTATAGTAAATATTAATATTTTTTTTCTTCTCTACCTTTAATATTAAATGACTAAAAATGTACAATTTAACTTAAACAATAACAAAACACATACAACATATTCACAAATTGATTATGATAGAACATGCATTGACCATGTTTTATATAGATACGCATATAAAAAATTAAGTAGTGAAGATATGAACTCTATTTATGTAAATCTGGATTTGTATAAATTATATGAAATGCCAGTTCATAAAAATAGTCTTAAAAATAATACATATCATATCAAAAAATTATTACACCATAATACACCTACACTTTTGTAATTAATCTCTTCCCAATTGTAAAACCAGCACCTAATTTTGCACCAAAACCAACCGGCGGAATAAACATGTCCAAAATAAACATTGTAAACGCAGCTGTAATTGCAATCATCATTATTTCTCTAAATGTCGGCTTTCGTAAACTTGTCTTGTACATTACTGGAACATAATATGCAGCAAATGCTATTGCAAAACCTTGTAACATATACCTTAATATCAATTCAGATGTCATTTTTATATTTATTTTATTATCACTCATAAATTATATTATGTCACAATAAAATAAATTTATATATAATTATTCAAATAAACCATCATGCTTTCCCTCTACATAATTATTATTAATATATTCATTCACAACATCTCTATCATTTAACCTATCCTTTAACGATTTATGACTATTTTCTAAATCAGATAATTTCTTATTTAATGTCTTAAACACAGATGGAGATGTCTCCTTGTCTATCGAAGATAAACTATCCTTCACCTCCTCTATTTCATCCTCACATATCTTTAATCTTTTTAAAACATCATCAACACCATCCTCATTTAATTCTTGCATAATCTCATTTCTAATCTCCTCTATTGTTAATGTCTTTTCTTCCGGCACCTTTACATCAACATTATTCTCAATCGCCTTTCTTAATTCAGCATCCGCTAACTGACGCTCCTCTTCTGTATACATTTCATACTTTTCTTTTGATAATCTTAAATCATCCTTTAAACTCTCTAATCTCTCAGATTCCTCCTTTATCTTGTCCTCAAATGTCTTAATTCTCTGTAATACAGCTATCGGATGCTCTTTCTTATTCGCTAACTCCTTTTGACCTTCTGCTTGACCCTCCCTAATCGCCTCCTTCATCATCTCCTGCTTACGAGAATTCCAATGTTCATTCGCTTTCTCTCTATTCTCTAAATAACTCTTAATTAACGCATTTAATTGCTCATTCTCATATTCAACACTCGACACATCATATGGTTCTACAGCTAGTGGGAAAAATTTACCAACATCCACCGTATAAATATCATAATCCTTATCAAATCTCATAATACGTTTAGTTAACGCCTTTGCAGCATCTAAAGAATCGGCCACACCACGCACCTTTAAACCCCATACATCACACTTTTGTCTCATATGTGGCCCAACAATACTAATTAATGCATATCTTTGCGATTGTAACGGTGGGTCCTCAGTTAAATAATCAATCGCCTTTCCCTTTCCCTTTGAAGATGACATCTATAATATTATATTCTAAAATAATTAACCAAGTTTAACGCAAACATTTACGTTAATTTTCCATTTTATTTTTAATCCATCATTATATAGATTTCATGTCCCTCTTTAAAAAATCAAACAACACTCAAATTACTGAACTATTATTTAATCTTGAAAATAAAATTGATATATTAGATAACAAATTTGAATCTATCAAATTTATGGACGGATGCTGTGAATGTCAATCACGCGAACAAAAAATTTATACCGATTTAAAAGAATATCTAAATACAAAATTACTTGATATCAAAAATTCACTTTTAGATACAATTAATCAAAATTTAACTGACAATACTAAATCTTCAACTGACTTGGAAACAAAATTAACATCTGCCATCGAAGAAATTTATGTTAAAAATAAACATGAATTACTTGAAACATTACAAAAATGTTGTGAAACACACACAAATAATAATAAAGTTGACGTATTTAATCTATTAAATAGCTTAGGACAAAATCTAACAAATATACTCTCTCAAATACAAAAAGACTTGAAATCAAATATTCATGAAAAAGATTTATCACTCAGAAATGATTTACAGACTTTCTTTGTAGGTATACAAAAAGATTTAACAACCAACACAAATACTCAAACTAATAACTACATTAATCACCTCTTTGATGTAAATAATCAACTAACTAAACATATCAAAGACCTCGAATCACTCACCCTTAATATTGACAAAAATGTCAACAACTTTTATTACGAAAATGAAATTATCAAACACCAGCTACAATTATCTGAAGAAATTCGACGTTATAGTGATGAAATAGAACACCTACGAGAATTAGCCACAACTACTAAACAATCCATTGATTATATCTTACAACACTTTTAATAGAACATCATCATCACTCGGATAACCACAAAATTTAAATTAATTATTCATATGCATAAGAATATTTACCAACAGTAGTATTAAATCTACAATAATTAGATAAAGAACTTATTGCTATTCCTAGTTCTCTACTAGCAATAGACAAAGAATCCCACGTGTTGATTAGTTTATTTGTATTTGCATCATACTGACAAACTTTTCTACATGTTCTTTTTGCAACTTTTGTTCCAAAATTATTAAATCCCATACCCACCCCCCACACTCCAAATAAATGATTCGATTTAGTTTCTTCAGATAAATGTACTCTACCACCCGCAAAATAAGTTTCTAAATATGTTTGAATTTCTTTCTTATAATGATGTGTTAATTTATACTCTGGTTCTTTCAATTGTTTCCATTTTATAAAATAGCTAAAAAAATCAACATAACTTATTCTATGACACCAATTAACTTGACATTCTTTTAATATAAATTCTTCATAGTCTAAAACAATCTCATTCTTCGGCGCATATATTAATGGTTTTAATTTTATTCCTTTATAAACATTACGCTTAATATTATCCATAATAATAACACCAGATTCAAAATTAGTATTCAAATACGTATCTAATGCTTTGATAACATCTTTTGTAGATGATTTTCCCCACACTCGATGTGCTTGTTTAATATCAGATTTAGGATATGTATACTCAGGACCAACTTCACAACATTCTTTAATAAATTTATCAAAATCTTTCGGATTTAACAGACCTTTTACCACATTTTGATTATCATTTTGATTATTATTTTGATTATCGTCTTGAGTATCATTTTGATTATTGTCAGTTTCACTTTCACTAACGTGTAATAATGTATATAAACGAGGAATAAATATATCAATAGCATCTATTTGAGAATCAGTTATATAAACAACAGTATTGATTGTTTGAATAGCCAATTCCTCACATGGTAATTCAAACCATTCCTGTGTACTATTTATTCTATACTTGTCAAGTAAATGATGAATCAACGTTTCTGTTAAATCACAATTTAAACATCTTTTGACATATACAATTGAACCATTCTTTGATAAGTTAGAATACACTTTTTCACGCTCTGATATATTTTTACTTTTTCCTATTTTAAATAATGTTTTTGTCTCACTAGGTTCTTTATACAAGTAAACAACATCACCTGGCTTCATATCATAATATTTTCTTCTTAAAATTTGATTCTTATGAGAACGTTCTCTATTCAATTGTTGTTGAGTATTTTCTAACGCTTTTTCTTTCTCTTCTAATTCTTCTTTATGCTCGATTAATTGTTTCTCCTTCTCCTCTATCTCTTCTTTATGCTCGATCAATTGTTTCTCTTTCTCCTCTATCTCTTCTTTAATGATTTCGTTATATAGATTTTCTAATTTCACATAATACTTACGTATTTCTTTGCCCTTTTTAGTTTTCGCTAACATACATAAATTC